TGAGCTCAAGGCCGCGCTCGCCGCTAAGGACGCGATGGTCAAAGAGCTAGAGCAGAAAATGAAAGACCTCACAGAGGAGGCTGAGGCTTCCCTTGCTGGCGAGTATGAGTCTGAGGAGATGGCTGAGAAGTCCTCTGAGGATGACAAGCCTGAGGAGATGGCTGAGAAGTCTGAGGACGAGAAGGCCAAGAAGATGAGCGAGCCTGCTACGCTCTCTGAGAAGGCTGAGCCTAACCTCCTAGCTGAGGTCATGGCGCTACGCGCTCAGAACACCAAGCTCTCAGAGCGCCTTGAGGTCATCGAGGCTGAGAAGCGTGATGTTGAGCGCCGTGAGGCTGTCAGCGCCCTCCTCCGTGAGGGGAAGGTTAGCCCTGCTGAGGAGCCCGCCGCTCAGCGCGCTTGGGACGTCCGTGAGACCATGCCTGAGTTTTGGACCATGTTCAGCGAGCGCCCAGCATCAAGCGCGGTTCCTCTCAATGAGATTGGCCATGGCGCTTCAGGTGAGGAGCTCAACAAGGCCACCCTCGCTGAGAAGGTCAAGGCGCTCGCTACTGAGAAGGGGCTCAACTTCTCAGAGGCTCTTAACTTATTCCGTGAGCAAAACCCCGATCAATACAACTCTGTGTTCAGCTAAGGAGTTATCACTATGAACCAGATCATTAAGTCCTTTATCTGTGCCTCAGCTGTCACAGAGTTCGCGCTTGTCGCGATTGACAGCAATGGCAAGGTCGCAATCGCAACCGATCCAACCGCTAACACCATCATTGGCGTGGCTCAGCGTGGCGCTGAGGCAGGTGACCCTGTTGATGTTGTCATCTTCGGTGAAACACGCGTCATCGCCAATGGCAGCCTCACCCTCACCTCTAACACCGTCCTCTCTGTCACCACAGACGGTGAGGTACAGGCCGCCGCGTCTACCCACTATCCTGTGGGCTTCACGCTCCCCAACATCAACCAGACCAGCGCCTCAGCTAATGAGCAGATCGTCATCTGCTTCAGCCGTGGCCTTGCTCCTCTCGCTTAATTGGAGGTGATCCACAATGGCTAGCTCATATCGTAATATCCACCCTGTTGACGAGATCCTCTCTAGCCTAGTCGCTGAGGCGGTCCCATCAGACGCTCAACTCATCGCTGACAAGGTCTGTGAGAACATCAAGGTTCCACAGCGCTCAGGAACTCTCCTCCTTGAGAACAGCCGTAACTTCATGGGCGCAGGTGCAGGGCTTGACCTTCAGCGCGCTCCTGGTGCTTCACGCAACCGTATCGGTGGCTTTGATCGCTCAAGCCTCACCTACAAGTGTGACATCTATAGCGCTGAGGACAGCATTGCTATGGAGGACATTGTTGATTCTCAGTACCCAGGTTCTGAAGAGGCGCGCATTGTCAAGAAGGTCGCTCGCGTCATGAAGCTCGCTAAAGAGAAGCGCGCCGCTGACGTCCTATTTGATGGGGCGAACTTCAACACCGCAACCTCAACCGCTCAGTTCGGTGGCAAGTTTGACGTTGCAGGCGCTGAGCCTCTGAGCTACCTCCATCAGCTCAAGGACACCGTTTTCGAGAACGCTCACGGCCTCAACGCTGACACACTTATCCTTGGCCGTGAGGTTTTCCGTAGCCTCGCTCGCTCAGGTGAGCTCCGTGGCTACTTCCAGGTTGGCACATCTCCAAGCGGTGTTGCTGGTGGTGGCTCACTCCTCCTCTCTGATGAGCAGGTCATCAACACCCTCCGTGACCTCCTTGGCATCCCCAACATCCACGTTGGCGCGGCTCGCCAAGACAATGCAGTCCCTGGCGCGGCTAGCTCTGAGGGCTACATCTGGACAGGTGACAGCATCTTCATGGGTATTCTCCACGGCTCAGACAGCATTCAGAGCCGTAATGGTGTTCGCATGATGCCTGTGGCCGCTGTCAACCTTGAGTTTGAGGCGATGAAGGCTGGGCAGTATGACAAGCTCGACCTCACAGCGCGCAACGTCTGGGCTGACATGAGCCACCTCTACAAGGTCGTTGACGGTGACCTTGGCTTCGTCCTCACGGACTGCCTCTAAGAGGGTGGCGTGGTCTGCTCATGTGGTCGCTCTCATGTAGCATTGGCTGAAGGTCCGAGCGCTGATCAAAAGGCGCTCGATGACCTCACAGCTCAGCTCCGTGACCTCAAGGGACCATATGGGCAGATCATCAAAGCGAAGATCAGGAGCCTTGAGGCTCTGATTAAGGCTGAGACTCAATTCAAGCGTGACTTGAAGCGGGCTCAGCGTGAGACGGTGGCTAATCTCAAGACCGCCGTTGAGCTCACCTCAGCTGACCAACTCCTAGCTCTACCAAGGGACCAGCTCCTTGACTTCATACTCAGGAGCGGGATGGGGTTGGCGGTTGAGGACTTTATTACAGCTCAAGACGCAATCACAGAGGTGGCGATTGACACCCTCCAAGTGATTATTTCAGGGGCGAGCGCCTCTGACGTCCCTGACCTTGAAGCCTTGCAAATTGCAACCGCTGACCAGGTCTTTCAAGATGTCATCCTTCCTGACACCCTCACAGCTGTGAGGAGCGCTCTCCAAGGAATGACTGTAGCAGTCCCCATGAGCCAAGCCATTGACGCTCTAAATCAGCGCCTTGAGCAGAGCACAGGGACACAGCTGACACAGGCTAGGACTCAGCTCAATAATTATGGGCGCACAGTCACAGCTAAAGCGGCTGAGGCGTATGACCTTGACCTCTACCTCTACACAGGCCCACGCGATGGCATTACCCGCTCCTTCTGTCGTCCTCTTATCAACAAGGTGGTGGATGAGAAGCAAATGAGGAAGCTAGATAATGGGCAGGGGATGCCTGTTAAAATTAGCGGTGGCGGGTATAATTGTAGACATAGCTGGTCACCCATCACAGATACCTTCATGGAAGCGGCGGGGCTTCAGAAGGCCACGGCTCAGGATATAGCCAAAGCAAACGCAGGAGGCGCTAGATGATTAAGACGGTCACAGGTCAAACCAGAGTTTATGAGTGGGTGGCACCTGGTCCTCTAAGTGGCTCAGCTGTGATGACTGTGGGGAGCTCCTCACCTGTCACGCTTACACAGACCCGCGCCAATGCCACCGTGTCAGCCATCGCCAATGATAGGCGGACGCTCACGGTAGACAGCCAAGCCACAGCGCTCCAAGCTGATCAGCTCAAGGCCTACTTAGTGACTGATGGTGACAGCATCTACAGCGTGACTGTGGTGAGGATGGTGGGCACTACAGCTATCCTCGCTGAGCCTCTACCTCGTGAGGTGGATATGAGTGAGACGGCTGAGCTCGTCTTTGGGATGCACTATGGGACTATTCCCTCAGTCATCACCAACACCTCAGGCTATTATCCCATCCAAGTGAGTTACACGCTCGACATGGGACAACAGACACAGACCAAGCTTGAGAAGGGGCTTCTCAAGGTCACGCCACGCCCATTTGATACAGGTCTGAGCCATGATGAGCTTGTGGGTCAATTCCCTCAGCTCGCTGACATGCTCCCACGCCGTCAAAGCTCATTTGAGACACAGATTGAGGCGGCGCTTGCTGAGGTGGTCTTGGTGGTCAGGGATCACCTGAAAGATGAGCCAGAGGTCACAGAGGATGAGGTCTTTAATGCTGGCTCATTCCTCAACGCCCACGCTTACTGTACAGCGGCGCGGGTCTACGAGATGGTCAATCAACTTGATAATGCCAACCTCATGCGTCAGCGCTGTCAGGAGCTCATGGACATCAGCCTCAGGTCATTAGCCTTGGACCGAGATGGTGATAACGTGGTGGATGATAATGAGCTAGACGTAGCCAAGAAGGGGGGAAGCGCTCGTGACCTCAGAGCATCATGGAGCTCCTACAACAAGACAGCCTATGACGCCACCTTCACTCCCACCCGTGGGATGAGGCACTAACATGACCGCCAAGGTCAGGCTCAACCTCCCCACCTCGCTGTGGACTGCTAAGGATAGCGCCCGCTTAGCGCTTAACACCTTGGCGGCTATCAAGCTGAGGACCACCAGAGGGGTTGACGCCAATGGGCGTCCATTCATCCCATACTCAACAAACCCCATCTATGTTCCTTATAGAGGAGCGAGGCTGAAGCCTAAGGGTGGGCGCGTGTCACGCTCAGGGCGCTCAGTCTACTATGAGGGTGGCTATAGGGAATACAAGAGCGAGAGCAGACAGCACTTTGTGGGCTCGAGCGCCTTGGTTGACCTCACCCTCAGCGGGGCGCTCCTCAATAACCTCATGGTGCTTCAAGCTACAGATAGCTTCTTTATCATTGGCCTCACTCAGGAGGTCAGAGGCTATGGCTACAGGGTCAATGCAGAGCGTGAGTTCCTTGGTCTATCTCCTAGAGACGTCAATGTGCTAGTCTCAGCGGTACAAGCTGAGATCACTAAGAAGATCAAGAGGGGGAGCAAATGAGCCAGGGCATCTATTCAGCGCTCGATTACCTAGAGGGCCAGATCGAGGCCACCCTCCCTAAGACGGACTCTCATCATGGCTTTGTGAGCATTAACAGCTCAGGGCGCGTGGGACCGCTTGAGGCTCATCAGCACACCACCCGCTTCTTCGAGCTCAGGCTTGAGACGTTCGCTATTGATGATGGTGAGGCGGGGATTAGTGGACGCAGGCGCGCCACCGTCAACCTCAGGGTCAGATATGACATTGGGGAGCTCCACTTTATGGAGCGGATGATTGCTGAGGACGCGGCCGCGCTCATGGTCACCCTCAAGGGTCCACAGTATAATCTAGCCTCAACAGGTATCGTTTCATTGATCCCTGGTGAGCCAACCACAGAGCCAATCCTTGACCCCACCTCTGAGGTCATGGCCTTGGTCTTAACCTTCCCCTTTGACCTGCTTTATTTGGAGGCGCTATGAGCGTGACCCACAGAAGTTTAAGCGTGGCTGTTGAGAGCTCCTTTGGCTCACTCAGCTCAACCACAGGCCTCCCTGATAACAGCGGCCTATCCTTCACCTCAATTCCATGTGAGCGTGACCCCATTATCGTTTACGGTGACCCTGTGGTCAGCGAGCGCAACGATGCAAGGGATGGCACCTTTGGTTACGCTCCTGAGCCTGACACAGTTTGGTCTGGTGGCTCACGCGTTCGCCGACGTACAGGTCAAGTCACACTCAGGCTTGACCTCACTACTGTGGGTAGCGCTGTCAATAACTACTCATCCAACTACTTGGGCCACCTTCTTGGTGGTGGGCTGATCACCTCAGCGGGATTGACTCACAGCGATGTGGTGAGCTCCATCTCTGACGTGAACACCTTCACGCCTACCACCACCTCAACCAACTACATCACAGGCTCATTGGTTGGCGCTGACCTTAACGGTCGCGCTGAGTATAGCGCGGTAACAGATAACGACCTCACAGGCGATGTCACAGTCAGCCCTGCTTTCAGCTCAGGCTTCACAGGGACACCAACCATGAGGCTCCTTCAGACATGGTTTGTCCCATCGAGGGATGAGCTAGGCACAACAGAGCACAGCTTAGCCTTCCGTGTTGATGGGGTGAACTTCCGCTCATATGCTTATGGCTGTCGCTTGGAGAGCATGACCTTGAGCCTAGACAATGGGCGCGTGATGGCTGACCTCACCTATCAAGCGGCGCTGATTCAAGATGATCACGCTTCAGCCTCTGGGCCTGTTGAGCCAAGCTACAACAGCGGAGCGCCCTGCTTCTTCCGTGGCTCCTATGCTGTCATCTCTAACGCCTCACCGACAAGCCTGACAGATGTGGGCCTCACAGGTGACACATTAGGGCGTATCTCACTTGATGTGGATGACTTCACCCTCACAGTCACCAACACACTCACACCTAAGGGCCACTCTAACAGCATCCTGGCTATGAGTGACATGGAGGTGACTGATGTAGACGTGGAGCTCACGCTCACGCTCAGCAACGTCAACACCACCATCAATAATGACTTCTTCAACAGAACGATCCGTCAGGTGTTAGTGGGCTTTGGTCCATTGGCCGCTGGTCAGGGTGGAGCCTTCCAAATCCCTGCCGCATTCCTTACTGTGGACCCATCCAAGTATGATCCGAGCGGGAATGATATTGTCAGGCAACAGCTCACCTACAAGGCCTCACGCTTTGGCGGTGACGTGGCTGACACCCGCGCCAACTACAACACTCCATTCAGGCTCGCTTTAGGCAAAGGCTCTTAATCATGGCGCTCTCATTCCTCCCAGACTCTGACCTCACCCTTGATGTGGTGGTGACCTGTGACCCTGCTGTGGTGGCTACGCCTGAGCAGGTGAGCGCCTACATGTTGAGCGGTGAGCCTTCAGACCTTGGAGGGAGTGAGGGCGCTACTGTGTTCACCCTCAAGGCGCTCTC